TTGGCTGGTTTTGGCAAGGCTCGCCAGGCTGCCTCTAGGGCTTTAGCGTCTTTGGCCATGTCCATCTCAAGCTCAAAGTGCAACCAGGCACCACCTGTGCCGGCGCTTTCCTCAGCGTTGGCATAGACCTTTACGCCCTTTACGCCTTCGCCACGTGAACAGCGATAACCACGGCCAAACTCGCCGTATTTGTAGTCATGCAGCTCAACTAAACCAATGGCCTCGGAATGTTCGATTAGCCAATCCCATAGCTCTTTAGCGTCTGCACGACCTGCGCGTGTCGGTGGATACCCCACGTCACCTGCAACTCCGAGGCTGTGCACACTCAAGGTTTTTTTGCCTCGCATGTTGCGCACTACCCAGGTGCCCAGATTGGTGAACGATGGGTAGCGCCGTTTGCACAGATCCATAAACTTTTCGGTGCCTGGCAGTTTGCCTTTGCCTGGTTCGGTCACTGGGTAGTAGGGGTATTTGCGTGTCATGGTGTGGGTGGGTCTTTTGGTTTGTCTTTGAGGCCGTTGCCTGCGAGTACACCAATCAGGCCACCTGCAAGGGTCATAAGCATGGGTGAAAGGACTGCCCATGCTTCAGCATCGTTGGGTGCTTGGTCGAGTGGTTGCGTGACAAAGAGCAGGCCGTAGATCAGTGATGCAATGGCCATCACAAATGAAAGCGTAAGTCCACCGGCAACAAACAGAATGATGCGTGCTTTGATTTCTTCGTTTGTCATTCTTTCTTTACGCACAGCGTCCTCCTCCTATTTGGGTTTGTGTTCCGATGGTTTCGGGTGCTTTGTTTTTGATGCGTTCGCAGTTCACTCTTGTACGGTCTGAGCAGGCTGTGAGGGTGATGGCGAGCAGGCTAATCAGGGCTAGGCGTTTCATGCGTTTATTCCTAAATACTGCACAACGAATTTAGAACCAGTAGCAGTAAAAGTACCTGCACTAAAAAACACTCGTGCTTTGACCGTGTCATTTGCCGCAAACTTGATGGTGTAGTTAATTGCTTGACGGCCAAAACTGTTGGTATCTAGTGCGTAACTTTCTGCGCCGTTAATTACAAGGTTTGGTGCAACTGTGCCCGATGTACCACTTAAATTGATATACCAAAAAATGTGGTAAATGCCTGCTGTTTTGATTGTAATTGTGTCTGACGATGCTGCAAACATCGTGTCATTGTCCCAGTCCTCAGTATCCCAAGTAATAGCAACATTTGACGCTGGCGTTAATGCTGCAGTTCTCGTTACTCCTACTGTCGGTAGGTCTGAACCTTTTGCAACCACATTTTGTTGTGCGGCAGTCAAGACTTGGCCTGTTGTAAATGTCTGTATTGCCATGTTTAGTATCCTAACTTGTTGTTATCGAGCGTGCCGAACACCGTGTCATTGAGAATAAGAAAGTTCACAGCCTGAGAAGGCAAAAGGTTCAACGTTGCTCGGCAAATCTCAGGCGTAACAGATAACGAAAAACCCAACACAAACGCCGTATAAACACCACCACGAAAATCCAAATTGACCTGCTTCGGGTAGTTCGGATCAACAGCGTCTAACAGCCCAGTGGCCTCCTGATTATTCAACAAATACGACAATTGAAACGGTCTCGGCTCCGTACTAGAAAACACAGCCAAAACATAATTAGCAAGGTTCGTAGCCTCATCAGCAGTTTGGCTATAAGAGTCCAGCTGCAAACCAATAGCGCCAGTGCCAGCAGTAGAGGTACTACCACCACGCACATTTATAACCACTCGGTCAGCGTTCGACTCTGACAGCGTGTTGAACTCTAAAGTCTGAAACTCAAAGCCTGTGCCATCATCAGCAAAATTGACTACCTGTGCATTATCAACCCAAGCATTACGAGCAAACCATCTAATGCCGTTCCCGTTTGCCAACACATACGCCCACTCGGTATTAGCGTAGGTTTGAAAAGCGTCCAAAGCGTTGGCGTTAGTAAATGTTTGCGCGTTTACTTTTGTGGTGGTGGCTGTGCCAACAGTAAAGAAAGAAACATCAGGCACTTGGTCGCAAACGTCTTCGGCTGCGCTTGTGGTAAGCAGACCGTCAGCAACAGAAAGAGATACAAGCGCACGGCCTAGCAAACCGAAAGCGTCTTCGAGTTGGATTGTCCAGGTGTCCTCAGCCGACACAATTCCGTAGGTGATTTCTAGGTCTGTCACTCTTAGTTGATAAACAATGCTTCCTAAGCCCCCTGTTGAGCCTGAAAGGGCAACTGTGACATCTATGTAGTCATCTAGTCGTATTGTAGGAAGGCTTGAAGGTACACGCCCTGTGAGGGTTGCACGGCCTGCTCTGTAGTTGTCGTCAATGTTGGTTCGACCACTAGCGAGGTTGAAGGATTGAATGTTGGAGATAGCAGCAGAGCCACCTGTTGTGCGTGAAGCCGTAACTGTGATGTTTTCTGCTAATGCCATTAGTAACTAACGCCTATGGGCAGGTTGCCGTTTTGCCTGTAAAACTTGCGTAACGCATCTACTACCGATTGAGGGTCGCCACCGTTCACATTGATAGTCACATTGTTGCCACCACCCATTTGCCCCATGCGATCTAATGGGATTACAGCCTCTGGGCCTTTTTCGCCAATCATGGCTAGGGTCGCGCTAGTAACGATGCCACCCTCAGCCAGCATTGGAATGTTAGGAACATCGAAGCCCTTGCCACCGAGGCCAGGCACCCAGCTAGGAACCTTGAACGACAACTTACCGATGGTGTTATTCCACAAGGTAGCAATGCCGTTGAAAATGCTCTTATAGAAGCCGAGCAGAGTTTCAAAGTAGCTTTTGATTACGCCAATGCTTGAAGTGACCACGGTATTGATCACACTAAAAATGCTGTCCACAATGTTGCGAAAGCCCTCAAACTTTTTGTAGGCAAGCACAAGGCCAGCCACTAAAGCAGCAATAGCAATAACGATAAGTGCAATGGGGTTGGCAGACATAACAAGGTTGAACGCTGCAGTAGCTACTGTTGCTGCAATGGTGTATGCAGCCTGCAGTTTCAGGTATGCGTTGTACGCAAGAATAATTCCGGCAAGGGTGCCGATAACGCCAGCTACTGCCAAAAACGCTGTGGTGTTTTCACTAGCAAATTGACCTAGTTTCTGCAGGTAAGGCAACACTGCATTTACTGCAGGCAAAAGTGCAGCGCCTATTGACTCTTTAGTTTCTTGCATACTAATACTGAGGCGTTTGAATTGCCCCTGTGCAGTGTTCGCAGCTGTCGATGCAGCGTCCATAAATGTGCCTTCAAGCGTGGCCATTACATCATCAAGCGATGCTCCATCTTTTATCATTTGGCGCACTTCAGGTGATAACGACTGGAGCGCTTTGTAATTGCCACCATAAGCTTTGGCTAAAGCATTAGAGACAGACACTAAATCTTTACCTGTGCCAGCACTGATGTTCATTGCTAGTTGCGTTGCTTTTTGCGCTGTGCCAACATCGTGAGTCACGCGAGCCAAAGAGGCAAGGGCCGGTCTAAGATCATCGTCGGCAACACCGTAGGCCTTACCCATGTACTCAATCCAACGCTCAGTGGCTGCAATTTCTTTATCTGTTGCTTGAGCTGTATTGACTAGAGATAGCGCCAATTGTTTTGCTGCTGCATCGTCCTCAATGGCTGCTTTAGTTGCGTCACCTAAAGCAAGAGCCAAAGCGCCTACTGCTGCAGCTGCAGGTAGCGCTGCCTTTTTGAGGGCGAAGTTGGCTTTAGCGCCTACGGTCTCGAGGCTGTTGAACTCCTTGATGGCTTTGTCAATGCCTTTAGAGTTGAACTCTGAAACGATGGGAATGTAAACAGCCATTAGCCGAGTGTCCTGTTCACCTGGTTGAGTACTTGCTCAATGGCCTGCAAAATGTCTTTGGTGGCCTGGCCATAAATGTATTCACGCTCACGCCACATGCCACGCTGGGCAGGGCCGTAAGCATTGGTTAGGTATGCAGAAAATTGACCAGAGTCGCCACGCAGGCCTGCCATGTCAAAAATTGCACCGGCAGCATCTTTTTGTAGCAAGGTCACAAGAGGCGATGAGCCACGCTGGCTACGCCCACCTACCTGAATGGTTACACCTTTGCGCACTTTCTTAGGATCATACGAGAGGCGACCTGTGCCCTTTTTTGAGGGTGCCATACCTGATAGGGGTGGCTGTGCAGGGTAGGTCATTGAGACCCGACTAACCATCTCGGCACCACTGGCCTTGATCTGGTTTACAGCTTTAAACTTGGTTTTGCTGTCAATCTTTTGCAGTTCAGCCAACGCTGCCTTTAGGCCGTAAATCTCGGTGCTTGCTGTAACGCTCATTTGGCCTTTTTCCTCTGCTCATTGATAATACTAATGCAGGTGTTCAGGTCGGGTACATCAAACTCTATTTGTGGTGGCCACCAGCCACACTCGACTAGCAGTGTTGCTAGGGAATGTCGGTAGGTGCCACCTCGGTAGGGTTTGCGTCTGGTTGCTCGATCACCTCAAGATTGACTAGCTGCTTTATAAAGTCATCAAGCATTAGAGGCACTGTCACTGCACCTTGCTGTTTGCTTGCCTCGTGAGCCATGTATGCCAAGTCCTCAATACCGAGGCCACCATCTTGTATCTGGCTAATTTTGCGCTTGTATTTGCGCTCCCACATAACGATTGTGTAGAGGTTCGTGGTAACTGTGTAGTCACCCGAACCGATGTTTACGAGCATGGTCAGTTGCATGTCGGGTCTGCTTTCTATTTAGAGATTAGGGCGATGTAATGTCGCGTGCGAATGTTCCACCGGTGAAAGTTACTTCAATCATTGAGAGCTCACCGTAGGAGCCTGTGATTGGTGTAAACGATGACAACATTGCATTGGTGATGGTGTACTCAGGGTTAGACGCTGACTCGGTAGGGCCAGCAGGAGAAAGTACAAGCACCGATGTGCCTGAGCCAACTGCAGCGAAAAGGGTGGCCTCAACAGATGATGCACCATAAGCAGCGTAAAGCGTAAGAGTGACCTCTACGGCCTGCAAGCCCTTTACAAAAACGTGGCCTGCATCGCCAAAGCTGGTTGATTCAAGCGAGTCGTAGCCCACGGTCAATGTGGCAGATGAGCAGAGCGTTGTTAGATCAACAATGGAACCACCTGTAGCAGGGTTGAGGGTCACTGTTGGGTTTGTGAGATAGGTGGTAGTGCTGGTGGCCATGTCTGTCCTTTGGTGTTAGGTGTTGTCGGCCACCAGTGATGCTTTTATTATGTCAGATTTTACTAGGGCAGGTGAGCATTATAGGTATGCAGCCTGCAGGGATATTTGTAGATCGTAGGCAGGGAACTCTTGCCCACCGATACTGGCCAGTCCTGGCCTGCCATCAGTCACTGCAACATTCTTGTCAAGTAATGCAGCTGCGATTGCAAGCAATGGCCTG